GTCTACGACCAAACGAACTTTCCTTTAGTCCTGTGATGGGTGTCGACGAGGTCCAGAACTCGCTGCATGCACTTCTTGTACAACCGCAGAGGCTTCAGTGTGTGGCACGTAACGTACCTCACATAGTTATCCTTAAAGAGTTCTGGAAAAGCAAGATCCAGTTCAACTGGTCCGTACACATTGAGTTGATCTAACATAGATTCTACCTCAAGTTGCTTAGTGTACGATATGGAAAACAATTTCTCTACAAGGGCACGGGTGGATGCATGGGCCTTGAATTCCGGTAACTTGAACCGGTTCTCGAACGCTTCTAAGAATATTTCACGTGTGTAGGCGTCGAGAGTATTGATGTATGCCATTATTCGGTAATTGTCCTGCTTAACAAGCCTTAGGACCATGTTGCAGAATGGTCTTACTATGGGCATATGAGGATATTGAAATGCGTATGATAGCGCTTTAGCAACCGCCAAGGATCTCATTGTCCTGGGGGAAGCGCCCACGTACCTTCTGTTGGACCAGCCGAATCTGGCCAACACTTTGTACGGATTTGTGATGTTTTGTTGAGCTATGTCGTCCTGTATTAACCCACAGAAGGACATCTCACTCATATTGTCGTGAGATTGGTACTTAACATTTAAGCCCAGTAGCTGGAAAATTTCAGGCCCTATAACTCCTGAAGTCCTATTGCATGAGTCATCACCTTCTACAGCAGGCTTGACAATTACGCCAGCCAAATGCGCTGCAAACTCAATAAAAATAAGATTTGAGAAACCAGTCCCTAACGACGTGTTGTTTTCACCTGACATTCTCGTGGCAGTGATCCACGCGGTGACAAGCTTATTAAAGCACTTATTGGTCGCTAGAATGTACTCCAGGTCTTTCAGAAACTGAATGCTCTCTTTATCTTTGGGCAAGAGTGCTTTGTACAGTCTGAATTCCACACAGATCATCATAAATGCCACGAAATGCGTTTCAAACGCCGTAAAATCAGTAGCAAAATAAGTCCAACCTGGAGCATACAACCACTGGCGTAGGTAGGCTCCCCGCTCAGCAACTGGTATCTTCTTAATGAACATAGGTAGTTTGAATAATTCTTGTTCTATCCTCTTAAACAGGGGACCAACTCGGCACTTGTACACATCGTGCCTACTATTAATCAAACGTGGATATTTTAAGTCATCGTAAAACTCATCCTTAATGAACATGTTGTTCTTGACATGTTGCTTTGGGTCGAATATCTTCGTTGAGGCTTCCCTCAGTTGCTCTTTTCTTGTGGCGCAGTGTTTGATGTCCTCAATCCAAGCTACAGCCGGGTAATCCATGGATTCCAGGCGTTTCAAACCGTACTTTAGCTTGTATTCTTTGATTTTCTCGTCCGTGAATGCACCTATCTGATGATAAATGTTCAAGGTTCTCGGGGGTGGCTCTGAGCCAAATCGTTTGAAAATCCCCGCCGAAAAACTCAAAGGGTCATCGTGGTCTGGGTGAGGAGGAGCAACTCCTTTAATGTGACAACCCAAACTCTGCGACACTGGTCGTCTATCCACGACCGGCTTTCTAATTTTGACGGCGACGTCAGCCTTCACTTCGCCTATCAGTGGTAATGGGACCTCTCCCACGCGATACCCGTATAACCTATAGAGCGTTTCTTCTACAGGTGGTTTAGAAAATCCTTATCACGATCCTCCCTTAAGAGATACACCGATTTTGACACCCTGGTGGCAAAATCATTGGAGTATTGATCTATATGGTCGGTTATGTAATTATTCTGAGTCCTAAACATCCTTTCAATCATGTCAAACGAATTTTCTTGTTTTAAGAATCCTGCGTTGTACGCGATATCTAAGCTGGCATCGAACACGTTCAAGGGAACACGACCTTCTTCATCAAAGCGTCGCACTCTAAAGAACCATTCGAACAAC